AAAATCAACACGCATCCTTTTAGCATCTAATAAAATAATACAGGGTGTTTCATTGGTTTCGTGTTCAAAAACAGCCCATGTGGTAATTGCAGAATAGTCAGCAGTTTCTTTTTTGGAAAAAGCTGTATCGTAACTTTGTATTACATAATCATAAGCAGGCACTTGTTCGCCATGCCATTTTTTCCACCACTCTCTTTTAACAATTGCTCCCTCTTCAGCAGTGGGATTTTGCATCCATTGAGAGTTCCATTTAGAAACTGGTAAAGATGCTTTTACGCCTAAAAGTTCTTCTTTCTTCCAAAATTCACCCCATAAAGGCTTGTCTGTTTTTGGCATAATTGCAGGAAATTCAATGATTTCCCATTGGTCAGCATTATCATCACCTTGTTTTTTTAATACTCTGCCAACCAAATCTTTCGTGCTCCAACGAGTCATAACAATAACAATGGTTCCACCGGGCTGTAATCTCTGTCTAGGACCTGATGTGTACCACTCATATGCAGAGTCCATTGATTTTGGAGACAAAGCATCTTGTTCACTGTGTGGATCGTCAATTATTAGTAAATCAGCACCACGACCAGTAATTGCACCACCAACACCTGCTGCGAAGAACTCACCATCCATGTTACTTGTCCATCGACCTGCTGATTTATTGTCTGCTTGTAATCTAACATTGGGAAATACAGTTTTAAAATCCTCAGAATCAATCAAATTTCTTACTTTTCTACCAAAACGAACTGCTAATTCTGATGTATGAGTACATTGAATTATTTTTAATGCTCCATTTAATCCCATCATCCATGCAGGTAAAAATGTTGATGCAAATTCTGACTTAGAGTGTCTTGGTGGCAAACAAACAATTAATCTTTTAAGTTTACCCTGTGCAATACGATTAAACTTGTCAGCAATAATTTTATGATGGCGACCTTCAATAAAAGTATCTCCCCACATATGTTTGACAAAACTCATAAAATCTTTTTGACAAGCATCTTGTTTGCCTAGTTCATCATATTTTTGTAATAAAGTTAAAGCCTCAGCTTTATCTTGGGGTGAAAGAATATCAAAGTCTTTTAAGTTATCTAAATTCATAAAAGTCGGACAGAATAGATAGATAGTGACATTTTGGTTCTATCCTGCCCTAAGCACTAATGGAGTTGTGCCTAAGAAAATTATAAACCAATTACACTTCATACCATTCTTTATTTTCAAACATTAATGCTTCAGCCTCTCTTCTGCGTATTAATCCTTGTTTTACTTCGCCATTTGCCTTGTTCCAACGCTTTATTTGGGCAGGTACGCCTTCATAATCTTTATCATTTAACACTTTGAGTAGCGTACTAGATTTAAGGTTTGTAGGTCCTAAATTATAAGTCCATGAAACCAAAGAATCGAACTGGTGTTGCTCTAGTGGAACCTCAACATACATGTCAACATAGTTACAATAATCCATTAATTCATGAACTAACATGGTTTCTGCCTCTTCTTGAGTGATTTCCATGTCTTCTGTGACATCTTTAGTGTGTCCATAGCCAATTGTTAATACATTAGCTGCACATCTGTACGCTTTTAGCTCACATCCTTCAAATTTTTTAATTAAGGCTATACCTTCTGATGAAATTTCCATACTTTACCCCTATTTTTTATCAGTAATGGTGACTTTTCTGTAATAAACAATGACTTCTTGTAATTCATTGATGTAGCGTTTGAGTTCTTGCATATTATAAGCCATTAGTTCGTAATCAGGCACAGACATAGCAAAAAATACTACCTGACCCTCTTCTTTTTCGACTCTTGCAAGAAATTCCTCTAAGTTTTTGCCTGAAACCACATACCAATATGGTTCTTTTAGGTCAATTGCTCTAGGCATGACAGGTTGAACGATGATTCGTTCAATGGGCTTGGTGATTATATCTACTTGTTGTCTACTGGGAATCAGACTGCAACTGTATGCCATCATCAAGGCTATCAATACGCCCACTGTCTGCTTCGATGCCATCAAATACTTTTTTGGTTCCATTATTTACCCTCGTTTCAATCAAACTAGGCTTTGCATTTGCTAACTTGGTAAGATTATGTCGTTTAAAAATGTCTAAATAACGACTCATTTCTAATTCTATAGCGTTATTCTTGCTTTGCAAATCTTTCAAACTGGATGTTTGGAGTGCAAAATCATTTTGAATTGTCTCTAATGCTAGTTTTTGTTCTTTGTCTCTAAGTTCAAAGGCTTGATTAAGTTCTGCCAGTTTTGAATTTTCATTCCAAAGAAAAAAAGTAAATAGCCCTAACACTACAATGACACCTAATAAAACTCTACTCATCTTTGTTAAATTCACCCATGCACTCGCTCCATTCTGTGCTATCTACTTCAGTAGGATATTCAGTAAAAAGTTTTGTTTTACAAGCCTCATATTGATTACGCCATTGTTCAGAATCATAAGCATCTGTCCATTCTTTATTGGGCATGGGTACTGATGCACAAGAGCTTAAAAAAAGCATTGACCAAATTAAAAAAGGTGCTGTTTGATAAATAGTACCTAAAAGGTAGCGTTTATCCATTTAAAGGGTTGCTATCCTTTTTGTCTAATTTATCTTCTACTTTACTTAAATTACTGTCTAAACTTTGTAGGTCAGCTTTGATTGTGGCTATATCTGTTTTAATTTCAGTGACATCAGGAACAGCAATACCATCTATTTCTTTTTCTAAAAACTGTACTGATGTTTCAATAGAGGCAAAGCGTTCTTCAATAACTTTCATTTCGCTTTCTGTTTCGCCCAATCCACCAATTTTAGCTTCAAGGTTAGTTATGCGATTAACATAAGTAGCACCTGTGTAACCAAAGCCTGCAAGGGTTGTAACTATTGTTGCAAGAGCAATTAGTTGTGTTGTTTTATTTTGAAACCAGTCCATAACTATCTCCAAATATTAGGTTGATCATTAATCATTTGACCTAAACCTCTTAAATTATCATTTACCAGTCCATAAAATGCACTGGTATTGTCGTCTAGTGTAGCAGATGTATAAATATTTGCACTAATATACCAATCTGTAGCATCAGGCATACTTACTTGAGAGTAATTGTTAAAAGCAGGCACATAACCTATTAATGCTATTAGTTTTGATTCATCTCCATACTTTCCTGTTTCTTGTTGTTGTTCTTCTATTTCTTCCTGTTGTGCTTCTATATTTGCAGCAATAATCTTATCTGCTATTTGATCTGCTTCTGAGGTTGTCATAACGCCTGAAGATGCTGTATCTATTTCGCCTTGTACATTTTGTACTTGCACATCAGCTACAACCATAGATGCTGAGTTATCAAATGTAGGCATTGGTGTAATAGATATAGACATAGAGTCAGAACCACTCACATCACTTGTCATAGATAACACTTGGTTTGTTTGTTGTGTTGCACTAGCAAATTGATCTGATGCACTAGGACTACTTGAAGTGCTTATTCCACCAGTAGATGCTGTCGTGCTTCCTGTGACTACACTGGTACTAGATGCGTTATTACTTGAATTATTTGTTTGAGAGCTACCAGTGGCTTGTGAGTAACTGTTAGTAGCTGTTTGTACTCCTGCTTTGACTACATTAAGTGCTGTAACCATTAATCTATTTTTTCCTTTGCGATTTTTCTTTTCTACAACCTCAAACTCTTCTTCTACTTCTTCGAGTGTTTCTTCTGCTTGTTCTTCTTCTCTTTCAGCAATAAGTTCTTCTTCAAAAATTTCTTGCCTTTCTTCTATTTCCTCAAATATTTCTTCTACTGCCTCTTCTTCAAATATTTCCTCTATAAATTCTTCTTCAGGCTCATCAAGGTTTGCCATTTCTTCTTCTAGTCGTTCTTGCGTTTCTTCTTCAAACCATTCGTCTAATTCTTCTATAGAGTTAAATTCTATAAATGTTTCAGGTTCGCTGTAATCTTCAACTAAAAGCGTTTCTTGGAATATAAATTCTTCTAATAATATTTCATCTTGATAATGTTGCTCTTGCTCAACATCCCATACATCCATCATTACATCTATATCATCATAAGAGGTTACAGGTGTTGAATCCCATTCAACCATACCAGTATCATTAAAAGTTATTTCTGTGCCAAACCAATCATCAACTTGCTCTTGACCAAATTGTTCTACATCTAGGGCATACCAGTCAGCATCAATAAAATCTACACAGTTATTTTCATAACATGGATCATTGGGGTCTAACCATTCATCGTATTCTTCGTCATACCACATATCCTCTTGGTCATATCCATAATCAAATTGATCTTCGTTAAAATAGGCTACTGATGCTTCTGTTGTATAGCCTGCACAAA